AATAAATAGTTATGAAAAAGTTTTTAGAAAAGTATGTAAATGGAATTTTAATGAAGATGTTTGGTAGTCGTAAATTTTGGTACACAGTAGTTGGAATTTTAACAACTGTATTAAGCGAAAAATTTGGATTGAACGAAGAAGAAGTAAAAAACATTTTACTTAGTATAAGTGCATTAGTACTTGGACAGGGAATTGCGGATGTTGCTAAGAAGTAACAGGTACAGATTAAAGCCACACGAAATTGTGGCACTAGAAAAAATGCGAGAAGCCGAGACTAGAAATGTTCTAGTTATCGGTGACTTGCACGAACCCTTTTGTCTTGATGGCTACTTAGACTTCTGTATAGAACAATACTATGCTTATAATTGCACAGAGGTAGTGTTTATAGGTGATGTAATAGACAATCACTACTCAAGCTATCACGAAGCTAGTGCTGATGGAATGGGTGGCTTAGATGAACTTGAATTGGCTATTAAGAAAATAGGAAGATGGCGTGACGCTTTTCCTATGGCCACAGTAATCATTGGAAATCACGACAGGATTATAATGCGTAAAGCTCAAACATCCTCAATACCTTCTAAATGGATTAAGTCTTTCAAAGAAGTATTAGAAACTCCTGATTGGAACTTTGTAGAACGATACGAAGCAGACGGAGTTCAGTATATTCATGGAGAAGGCGGAACTGCTAGGACTAAGTGTCGTGCTGATATGATGAACACAGTACAAGGACATTTACATACCCAATGCTATACAGAACACTATGTCGGTAAGAAGTTCAGGGTTTATGGAACTCAAGTCGGTTGTGGTATCAATCACAAATCTTATGCTATGGCGTACGCAAAATACGGTAAAAGACCTGCTGTTGGCTGTGCAGTTGTACTAAATAACGGTCAAACTCCCATCAATTTGTTAATGCCTTTATAGGTTTTTAACGCTTTTTTTAACATTTCTTAATCTTTTTTTAAATTTATTTTAGTATCATTTACTAGATAAGGAATAACTATTTTTAAACTTTTTCGTTAAAAACTTAGTTAAAAACTTTGTTAATTCAAAAAAAGGTTTTATCTTTGCCTTGTCAAAATTAAATTAATTAAATAATCAAGAAATGGAAAACTTTAAAATCGTAAACAAAACCACAGGGATGACTGTATTCCTAAATGAAAAGCAAAAAGAAACATTCTTTAAGATAAACGGTTACTTTGATAAAGAAGGTCAATGTAAGTATGATGTCTACAATCTAACTAAAGAGAGGACTGAAAGAATAAACAAGATGTTGGATGTGTTAGCTCACTCATGCGTAGTAGGAGCTTCAATCTTAGGCACTTTAATTTACATTCAAAACAATTAAGATGACAAGACTAGACGCAGAATACTTAGAATTTTCTACTTATGTAGATTACAGCGAACCTAAAATATCTTTCATAACAGGCAAGCCAATAGATGACACTAAAGTAATAGCTGAACATTGGCTGTTAAAACCTCAATACATTCCTGCTATGGTAACAAGATCAGGTGGGAATGACTTAGTAAAAAATAGCCGTTCAGTTGTGGTTGTAGGAACTGCTTTACAATGCTACAGGAAGTTTTGTGAAATGCTCAAGACTAAAGGTTGGCAACAGAAAGACTGTTGGGATGTAGAACTAAAACCAATCTATAAAAAACACTATGAAAATAATGGCAATTTGCCTGTAATAATAAATTTGAAATAATGGAAGAAACACACAAAAGACTGCACGAAATAAACACTTTTCAATGTGTAGATAACGAACTATACCTAAGAGGTAAAGATGAATATGGAAAAGACCTTACAATATGCTTTGACGCTTTTAACTTTTTAGAGTGGATAGACAAAGAACAAATAGAATACATAAAAGAACAACTAATTAAATACATACAAAAAAAATGATACAAGAATTAAAAGATTACGCAATTGAAGGGCTAGAAAATTTAAAAGGAACAAACCCTGAATGTTCAGAAATACATCACGAAATATTTAATACTGATTACTATATAATTGGAACTTTCCAAGCTAAAGAGTGGATTAATAAATTTGGAACATTTGATGTAATAGGCGAAATTGTAGATTATGAAACTTTACATTTTGGAGAAGTTTATACAGATTGTGCAGACGCTGAAAAAGTGGCTAATATGTTTGCTTACATTAAAGGTGAAGATGTTTTATATAGTAGTAAAACTTACGATAAATTATATGACAGAAAATTAAATGATGAAGATTTACAAGATATAATAAATGAATTAAATTAAATTTATTATTTTTAACGAAATTATTAACAGGCAAAAATCCTAGCCAATTAACATAGGTAGAATATATGAAAACAGAAGCACTAAAAGAAAAGTACATTAAGTACAATCTAACCAAAGATGATGTCTTTAAACACCAACATTACATCATCTTGACAAGAAGCGGTATTGATAAGATACAAGCTTTGGAAAACATTAACATAGATTATGATGTTATTAAATGTGAAAAAGATTTTTGCGTAGTAAAAGCTAATGCAAGAAAAGAAGGTAAGGCAATTCAAACTTTTGGCTCAGCTTTAAAAGGAGCAGGTTTTAAAGACGGGAACACAAACTCGTGGTACACAATGGAAATGGCAGAAAAGAGAGCTATGAGCCGTGCCGTACTAAAGCTAACAGGGTTCTATGAACTTGGAGTATTTGGAGAAGATGAAGCAGAAGATTTCAAAAAGAGTAATAATTAAATAAATAAAACAAAATGGAAGTAACAGGAAAACTAGTAAAGAAACTTGAATTAGAAACAGGAACATCTAAAGCAGGTAAGGAATGGCAAAAGCAATCAATAGTAATTGATACAGGTAACGACTTTAACAATGAAGTCTGTGTTAGTGCCTTTGGAGATAAAGTAGGGCAAATGAACAAGCTTGAAATAGGCATGGATGTATCAGTTCTTTGTAATGTTTATTCAAGAGAATACAATGGAAGATATTTTCACAATATAGATGGCTACTTTTTCACTAATCAGAGCAACAAATCTTCAGACATAACAACCAATGGAGAAGCTGAAGAAGATATGCCTTTCTAAGATGAATTCAGAAAATAACTTTAAAAACCTTTGCGACCTTACTACAAGTTTAGTAGGGTTGCCTAAAGGCTCTCTAGCTTTGAAATGCAGAAAGATAGAATACCAAGTACCTAGAATGGTAGCAGCTATGATTTCAAGATTAGAAGATGAAACCCACAGGGATATAATTGCTAAAGTCTTAGATAGGGATAGGACTAGCGTTAATCACTATGAAAGATGTCACTCAGGCAACTATGCTTCTTACCCTTTATATCGTGATACTTTTAACAAAGTTTATAACGCTTATGCTGAAATAAAAGACGCTAAGCTAACTTTTGTAGATCTGTATAACTTACAGGAACATTTGAGGAAAAATGGAATACACGACAGTTCAAAACATCAAACTACTATCCGTATTGTTTCAGGTAAATTTGGAAAAGATGTTAAAGTTTCTTACAAAGACTTTTATAGTCAATTAGAATTATGTAAGTTAGCCCTTCAAAATTATCAACACGAAATAGAAGTTATATGAAAGAGAAGCCAAGTTACTATGCAATAATTCCTGCTGAAGTAAGATACAGCAAAAAGCTAACACCTAACGCTAAATTACTTTATGCAGAAATTACTGCTCTTTGCAATATGAATGGAAAGTGTACAGCTTCAACAGAATACTTTTGCAGACTGTATGAAGTTAGCAGAGTATCAATACAAAAATGGCTAAAGAACTTGGAAGAAAATAATTATATTAAGAGGGTAAACATTTATTTACAGGGTAGTAAACAAATAGATACAAGGGTGATAACTTTAATTAACACCCCTAGTAAAGAAAAGTTTACAGATAATACTAATATAAATATAACTAATACTAATCTTACAGATAGTAATAAAAAGGCGTTATTTAAAAAACCTTCTTTTGATGAGGTAAATAATTATTGTTTAGAAAGGAATAATAATATAGATCCTGAAGCGTTTATTGATTTTTACGAAAGCAAAAATTTTATGATAGGTAAAAACAAAATGAAAGATTGGAAAGCTGCTGTAAGAACTTGGGAGAAAAGAGAAGCAAAGAAACCGAAAACAATGTCTAAATTAGACGCTCAAATTAATGCTTGGCAAGAAGCTAAAAAATTATTATGAAACCACTAAAACAAGAAAACTTAAAAGAGCTGACTGAAAAAGTCTTAGACTTAGTTGCAAAGACAGCAGTTGAAATAGGACACAAAACAGATCCGCAAACTATGGCAAGTCTTAGTAAAATATTTGCAGCAGACTTAATACAAGAAAAGCGTTTCGGCAATATGACCTTCAACCAAGTTCAAGACGCTTTTAGACAGGGTGTAAGGTTTGGAGAGGATAAACCGTTTTTAAATATCAGAACCTTTTACAAATGGACTTATGCCCAAAAGAAACTAATTGACAATGCCTACTATGAAGTGCATACATTAGGAAAGCCAAAAGGAAAGACCTTATGGTATCAAGAACCAATTAAATTAATAAAATAATGGAGATAAAAAAAATAAAAAAAATAATAGTTGAAGTTGACAAAAATCCTTATTGGAAGGGATATGGTACTATTGAAATTCTAAGTGACGGAAAACCTGATGGTTATAGATCTTTTAAAACACACCAAAAAGAACCAATGGAATATTTGTTTAATTGCAAGGAATATAAAAGTAATGAATATGAATTAATAATAAAATGAAGATATTAACAATCGTTTGGGGATTAATAATTTTACTTTGTATTTTAGAAGCTTTCTTTTGTTCTAAGTTTGAAGACGAGTTATGAGAGAAATCACTTACCCATACATCTTGCACCGTATAGCTAAAGACATATCTTCAGATAGAACAAAAGGTATGCATAAAAACTATAAGGATAAAGATTACT